TGTTGTCTGCATAGCTTCTGCTGTTGTTGCAGCTTTTGTGGCTAATGTTAAGTTTGCTTTGGCTGCTGCAACCCTCTCTGTTGAAGCAGTTTTAGCAGCATCCCCTTGGACAGATTTTGATGTTGCTGCATCTGCAATAATAGCGCTTTCTAATTCAGCAGAGGCTTGTGCAACAGCCAGCCTAGCATTTTGTGCAGCTAACAGGGCTTTCTTCTCAGCCATTTCGTTACTGATTCTAGTTGCTTGTGTGGCCTGCAATTCTACTAATGCTTTTTCTCTTTCAGCGACAGCCTCTTGAATAGTGGCTGCAGTGGCGGCGCTAGAGGCAGCCGCTTTATTACGAAGAGCAGTGACGCTATCTCCAATTATTTTACCAAAACCAAGGGCAACAATTCCTTGCATTCCAGTAAACAACATGTCCATATTCTGTGCAGCAAGGGCTGCGCTTTCACCAAGTGTCTGAGTTATTTTATTGCTATCATTGAACTGATCTAAAGAAGCAGCAAATTGATTCTTCAATGCTTCGAACCCACGAGCTGCTGTCATTGGGATTTGTTCAAACTCTTTGCCAATCTTGTCTGACAGACCTAAGAAGCTGTCCATCACAACTTTACTTGTCAGCTCTCCAGCCATACTCATCTTACGCAGCTCACCCGTTGTTACACCCAACTGAGATGATAACTGTTGCATGAGATATGGCGCATTCTCCATCATACTTCTAAACTCATCACCAGCTAACTTACCTGATGACAAAGCTTGAGCTAACTGTTGGAGGGAAGCCGTACCTTCACGAGCAGATACGCCCTGTACTGCTAAACCCTTAGATAGTGTATCTACTAACTTCAGTGTTTCCGCTTGAGTTCCGCCCATCTGCAGTACAACACCGTTGAAGCGTGTAAACATGCCTGCAGTGCCAGAAATGGATGTACCTACACTGTTGGCTGTAAGTGCCAATTGCGCAAAAGCTTGCCCACCAAGCTCTGCACTACCTGCCATCAAGTCAACCCGTTTCTGCAGGAGGTTAAAGCTGTCTGCTGTTTCGACAAGCTTAATCGCCATTGCACCAGAAGCAAACCCACCAAACGCAGCAGTAAGCCCGTTTAACCTAGTGGCAACAGCCTCACTATCTCTTCCAATACCAGAAAGACTGCTACCCATAGTTTTAAATGAGTTATTGAACTTACTGGCAGCAGCCCCTGAAGCTGTAAATCTATTGTTTAAATTATCAACACTTTTAGCTGCTCTATCAGCAGCAGAACTAAACCCATCTGCATCTTTTGTGCTTTTGGTTGCTAAAGAACCAAAAAACTAAAGAAACTCCCATACAAGAGATTTGGATACAAATTAGCACTTGCATTTCATAGACCAGATGTTGAGCAATTCCTTTCTGAAATGAGTGCTGAAGAGTATCTAGGTTGGTGGGACTATTACCAACTAGAGCCTTGGGGAATGGAACAACATGCCATCCACATGGGTATCAGTTGTGCTTTAAGTGCAAACATGCAACGAACATCTAAGTCGAAAGGTGAAGAGTTAATGTTAATTGAGAAGGTTGTAGTTGTAGGAGCTGAAGTTACAACACCACGTACACCATTCAATTCTGGCATACCTGTTACACCAGAAAAGTCAACAGTGTCACCAATAGATAAACCATGTGCTGCTGAAGTTGTTACAACTGCCTGTGCTGCTTTTGTCACAGAAGTAATTGTTTTTGCTGTACCCACACCACTTGAAAAGTAGATTCTAGTACCTTGTGTTGAAATTGCAGATGATGCCATTTTATTTCCTTATACTGTTAAATTGTTGAGTAATAGATTGAGAGAGAGAGAGTTAAGTGACTACTACCCGCAACTGCCTCTCGTGCATCTACAGGTGTTGTTACACGAACATTACTTGTTAAATCAATTGGCAGGATTAGTCCATCTGGGAATAAATCGCTAATCTCTTTTGCCAACAATTCAATCCCACTACTGCCTGTGTTGATTGGGTAGTGAACATCTACTTGAAACACCCCAACAGCTTTTCCTGTATCGTAGAGAACAGAAGTGTTGGTTGTTTGTCCTGCTAAAAGAAAACATGATAGGTAAGCTGTTGAAGGCGGGATAAGTTTAATATTCTCTACAGCAACAGGAATTGATTTTGTTTTTGCCCAATTAACTAGACGTGTTTCAAATGCTTTTCTTATGTTTGATCTAAATTTCATATACCTCCTATACCATATTGGCTACACTGCCTGAGAGCTTCCTTGCTCCACCCATCTTCACTGCAGCAGCAGAGAGTGCCAAAATGTTCTGCCACTCCGAAAGAGTGATACGCACCATACCAACAGGACTTTGCTTAGACCAACCTGTATATTCAATACGAGCAGCATATGGGGCGTTGTTAGTGAGGTAATAGACAGAGCTTGGAACTAGGGCATTACCAACAGCTTTAGCAATTGTTCTTTCACCGCTCTTGTCTTGCATATTATAAAAAGCAACATTAGGAGAATTAGCTTGAATATGCCAGTTAGCTCTTAGTGTACCTTCCTTATAGTCGGCTTTTACCCAAGCTGTATCTGCCCACATTGATGGGTCACCAACAGGAGTACGGAGGATTGCACGTCTTGCTGTTTCAGCTACAGCTAGTGAGAAAGCTGTTTGTAAATCCTTCTTCATATCTTCTACAGCTTGCAACACCCTATTACGCCACAGACCAGCGTTTACTGGAGATTTAAGAGCCATCAGCAAGCCTCACATGTAACTCTAGGTAAACATCCACACCACGAGAAGAAACGCTCTTAACACGTAATACAGACCACCACTTGCTGTCAATTTCTACTTGCCAATCTGCTGCTGAAGGTTTAACATCATCTCTGGGAAATACAAGAAGTTTTCTGTCGTTTGCTTCAATTGTTAAATCACCAATTGTTTGCCCAGAATGTCGTGTATCGTAGTTGAATACAGCAGTTTTAAATTGATAATTACTTACGGTAATCAACTTAGTGAAGAACTCTGGAGAAGCAAAGCAACGAATCGCCATGATGTTCTCACCTTGAGCATTGTCCAAGATGTGAGCAGTAACTTGTTCCAAAGCAATCATTGGGTCAGTACCGCCAGTACCCCAAGTGAAGTCTACTTGTTTGCGAGTAACACCAAACTCTGTCCAGATAGTAGTAGTATTATCTACAGTACCAGTTGGAGCATAGAATGTACCTGCAGTCAACAACTGAGCACGAGCAATCTCTTTGGTCATGTTGTGCTTAAGGGCAATGTCTTCTAACTTACGGGTACGTACAGCAGCAAGTGTATCGGCTTGGTCTGGGCTACCGTAGGCACGTTGACCTTGAATATCTGCTGGAGTAATATAGTCGTCTAGTGGGAAATGAGGAACAGGGAATGTACGCAATTTACGTGTACGATCTGAGTTCTGGTTGTTGCGTTCACCACGTACACGGTCAACAACAGTGCCGCTTGCTTGAGTAATTTCTTCAAATACAAAAGCGTTTTGTGTGATACCATCTTCAATAAATAAATTGGCTTCGTTAATGACACCGAATGTATTAGGAATTACTAAAAGTTCTGGAGTCCAATCGGTTACGTTAAATTGATTTTGCAGGGAGCGTGTAATAGCCATTTTCTATATATTCCTTTCTTAAACTTGTGGTGACATGATTACTAGAGAAGCGGCAAGGCCACCAGCAGCGAAGGCTGCATCTTTTTGTGCTTGTGTGGTGAATGAAGCATCCCAGATTAAGCCTTGGTCAATAGCAGTACCTGATACAACGCCACCAACTGTATTTGCAAGGATTGCAGGGCCACGTACAAGAACAAGTGCTTTAGTATCAGTAGTTGCTGGCAATACTAGACTTACGAAGTCACCTAGCAAGTTACCCACATAAACACCAGAAGCATTTTGTGAACCATCAGAAGCAGCTTGTTTGCATACTTTCCATTTACCTGTAGCAGTAACTTTGCCCATCACTGTACCTGCTTTAATAGTGGTAGCTGCATCATTGACAACCACTACATCTTTATGAAAACCTAATTCTGGATTTTCTTCAAATTTTTTATCTCCAGAATAGTAAAGGCAAAGAGTGTTGAAAATTTCCCTGTTATTGTCATCTAGGATGAAGTAAGGTGATTTTTCATTGATTAATGCAGGAAGCTTTTGTGAAAAGTTTTCATCTAGTACATCAATCACGTTGTACCTTAAGGTCACGAATTCCTTAAGCTGCTCAAAGTTCATTTTTTCGTAAACTGGCACTTCAAAAAGTTTTTTCTTGTAGGCTTCTGTTTTCAAACGTGCATCCTTTTCACCTTTTGCCTTGTGCAGCGCCATAAAGATTTCGTCTTCGGTCAGTTCTATGTGGTCATAGTTTGCCAAAAGTCTTTTCCCTTGTAATGATTCCGTTTTTAGGACTGTTGCCTGAGTGTCTTTTAATTGCTGTTCCATTGTTTGTAGGTGTCTGAATTTTTTCTAATCTTTTTGATGTTGCTATTGAAAATGGCAAGGCGTTGAAGAAATGGTCAATCATTGCCTTTTGTCCCGTGTACCTTCTGATTTCACCAGAAAATGCTTTCTTCTCAAAGAAATCACGGAAGAAAGTTGTGGTTTGTTCATCGGTAATCTTGTGCTTCATTTGGGCCAGTTGAAATAGTTGCTGGCTTTTAAAGAACTTTACCGCAGCAGCGTATTCTTCTTCATCAATTTCAAAGTCAGCTGGTATTGGTTCTTCTTCTGGAATTTCGTCTTCCAGTTCTTCAATAACTTCAGGTTCTAACAATTCAAATTCTTCTGTTTTTTCATCTGTTTTGGTTTCCCCTAGAACCCCTTCCTTTTGTTCTTGTTCTTTGTTCTTAATCTTGTTCTTAATCTTAACCCCTTGTAAGGGGTTTGTAAGGGGCTTAATTTCTGTTGATTTTTTAAGAGAAAGATAATTTTGATAATCAATCCTATATTTCTTAAGAATTAAAATCACCGATTGGTGGACACGATTTTCTGGATTTAGTTCGCCATATTGTTCGTGAATAAATGAAGGTAAAAACCAAACTTCATCTGTGATTTTCACAACGTTTTCACCAAAAATTTCAACTGCTTCGTCGTAATCAATTTCCATATCCATCCCGACACGAACTTGTGCAACATCCATGTCAACGTGCCAAATTCCAGCGTGGTCACAGTCATCATTCATATAAAGCCAAAGGAGTTTGTAAGCCCCTTGTAAGCCCCTTAAAAATGTGGCTTTCCATTTTGTTATATCTGTAAATCTTTTAGCCATTAGGTTTAGCTTATTAGGTTGTTTTTGTTGTTATTAAGAGAATTGCAACAGCGATTGTAATTGAGTTATCCGCAGCCTTTCTATTGATTTTTTATAGTAACCGTGCTTTGTATCGTTTTCACAAGCAATGCAATTCCTACCCTCAATGGCACAAGCAACTGCGGTTGTTCCACTTCCTGAATACCCATCAAAAACGGTGTCACCAGGATTGGAAAATGTTCTGACTAAATACCTTATCAGTTCCACTGGTTTTTGTGTTGGATGGTCATTCTCCTTAGTTCTATCACCATTTGTGATTTCAATAACAGATTGCGGAAACCTTTGGCCCATATTATCAAAGTATTCATCTACTTCAACCGCAAATTTTCCGTAGTTAGTGCCATTTCTGCCAGCTTTCCTAACGCCTTTCTTCCTGAATCCTTCACCCATTATTGGGTTGTATGTAGGTGGCTTGCTATAAAAAACCAGAATATGTTCGTGGTTTCTCATTGGCATCTTATTAGCATTTAAGTGACCAGTTCCCAAAGGCTTGTACCAAACCAAATCATACTTGAACATTTTACGGTTTGAATTAATCAAATCGGTGGCAAAAGGTTGGGCTGCAGTGAAAATGAAAGCAGCATTTGGTTTAGAAACCCTTATCCATTCAGGCCATAGCTTTTCAAGGTCAATCTTTACATCCCAATCATTTTGAGTGGTATTATATGGCGTGTCCTGAATAATCAAGTCAAAAGTTCCGTCATCGGTTCTTTTCAGAACGTCAAGGCAATCTTCATTTAGGATTTTAATCATTTGAT